ACCAAACAGAAGATATTAAAATTGTAGTGGAATTCTAAAACATGGAAAAGACAAACCTTAATGTCAGTCCATACTACGATGACTTTACTGAAGATAAGAACTTTCATAAGGTTCTATTTCGCCCAGGCTTTTCAGTACAAGCTCGTGAACTGACTCAACTTCAAAGTATTATGCAGAACCAAGTCGAAAGATTTGGTCGTCACATGTTCAAAGAAGGAACTGTGGTAATCCCAGGCGCAACTGGTTTCACTAAAGAATACTACGCAGTAAAATTACAATCATCAATTTCTGGTTCTGATATCTCAGAACAAATACAGAGTTATGTTGGTAAAAGAATTACTGGTAGAACTAGTGGTGTTGTTGCTGAAGTTATTCAGGCAGTTGCCGCAACGACTAGTGACCCTATTACTCTTTATGTTAAGTATGTAAGTAGTGGTTCAGATAATGTAACATCTGTTTTTGCAAACGGTGAAAATATTCATGCTGATGGAACAGTAGGTTCTTTCGGTTCTGGTGTTGACTCTGCATCTCTTCTAACTACTAATGCAACTGCAACAGGTTCTTCTGCAAATATTGAAGAAGGTGTGTACTTTGTTCGTGGGCATTTTGTTAAGGTTGCACAACAAAGACTTATTCTAGACAAATATACTAATAGACCTTCTTATCGTGTTGGACTTCTTGTCACAGAAACCTTGGAGACTCCAGAAGAAGATACTTCTCTTTTGGACAATGCACAAGGTTCAACAAATTTAAATGCAAAGGGTGCTCATAGATTAAAAATATCTTTGACTCTTGCAAAACTTTCTCTTTCATCTACTGATGATGCAAACTTCATTGAACTTCTTCGTACAGACTTAGGAGTCTTACAAGAGAAGGCAAGAAACACAGAGTACTCTGTTATCGGTGAAACTCTTGCTCGTAGAACTTATGACGAATCTGGTGATTACTCAGTACGTCCTTTCCAACTTGATATTCGTGAAACATCGAATGATGGATTGAATAATGGTATCTACGATCCAGCAGCTATTACTGACGATCAAAATGCAGCATCTGACAGGTTCTTGACTATTCAAGTAGCGCCAGGCAAAGCATATGTTCGTGGATATGAAGTAGAGACTATTGCTCCAAAATACATAGATGTTCTTAAACCAAGAACTTTTGAAAATTATAATGCGGCGGTTACTCCTGTAGAGGTTGGTAACTTTGTTCGTGTAACAAGAGCATACTCTTCTCCAGAAATATCTCCATTCATCTCTGGTGACATTGCAGAACCTTACAGACAAATCGGTTTATTTGATACATTAACATCCTCAGATGGTTCTAAATCTGGCGCACAAATCGGTGTTGCACGTTCAAGAGGATTTGAACATTTCTCTGGTACTCCAAACTCACAAAGTGAATTTGGTACAGACGCACAGTATAATCTTTACCTCTTCGATATTAGAATGTTTACTAAACTCACAATGAGTGGTACGCCTTCTGCTGTTCCTGTTGCTGGTGATAAAATTACTGGTGTAAGCACTGGTGCATACGGTTTCGTAGTTGCCCATGAGGTTGATGGTACAACTGATATGACAGGTAGCACGACTATCACGGTTGCTTCTGTTGTTGGTAACTTCACTGCTGGTGAAAAGGTTGCATGTACAAGTTCAGCTGAAACAGATGAAATATTAGAAAATAGCTCAAATGCAGACTTGACGATTAGTGTAGTAAATAGTTTTGACTTTAGTAGAGTTAAACAAACTTACATGCCTTCTACTGATAGCGGCACTGACCCACACTTTACTGCTGATGTTGTTCTCGAAACAAATATTACTTTGGCAGGACTTGCATCTGTAAGTGCAGGCAGTCCTACGGTATCTGGTTTCCAGACAGACTTTGGAACTGAACTAGAGGTTGGAGATATCGTTTCTCTTCCTACTGGTTCTTCTGGTACACTAGAAGAATTTAAAGTAAATGCAATTAGTGGACAAACATTAACTCTTAGTGGTAATGCAACTGCAACAGTTACTTCTGTTAATATTGTTCGTAAGAGAGCATCTCTTCGTGACCAAAACAAAAACGTATTACTTCGTAAATTACAAAAGAATTCAATTAAGACATTAAAGACTGAACTTAACGCTGGTGTCTCTGACTCCTCAGTGGTTATTCGTAGGTCTTTTGTTGGACAATCTAACTCCTCTGGTGAACTGTCGTTCTCTGCTGGAGCAAATGAAACATTTAATGCAGTATCAAATACTGATTATGTTCTTACAGTCCTAACTGCTGGTACTTCTGGTACTGCTGTTGCGGGCGACAAGGTTGATTTAACTAGTGGGGACTTAACAATCAGTGGTGCTGGTACAGGTACGCTTCAGATTAATGACTCTACTGATACTCCTCTTGGTGATGGTGCAACTGTTCGTCTTATCGCAACAATCACTAGAACTACAGTTCAAGAAAAATCTAAAACAAGAAGTAGAATGTATCAAACCCTTGTGCATAATTTTGGTGTTGCTGGTGCTGGAAAATATGGTACTTCTGGACACCACAAAGATATTTCATTGGGTGTTGCAGACGTTCACAAATTGTGGGCAGTCTTTGATTCAGAAGATGCGTCTACTGACCCTGTTCTTCCACAATGGACTATTACAGGTGCAAGTGGTAACTTCACACAAGGTGAATTAATTACTGGTAGTACATCTGGTGCAAAGGCAAGAGTTGTAAATACAATATCTCCTGTGACATTTGTTCCTATCAACAATACAGACTTTGAATCTGGAGAAACTATTACTGGTGCAGAAAGTACTGAAACAGCAACTCTGGACACATTTACTGTTGGTTCAAGAATCGTAACAAACGATTTTACTCTTGACACTGGACAAAGAGATAACTATTATGATATTGGTAGAGTAGTTCGTAAACCAAATACAGTTGCCCCTGTCGGGAGACTGATGATTATTACTGATTACTTCACACACGGTACTGGAGATTTCTTTACTGTTGACTCTTATAGTTCAATTAGTTATAAAGACATTCCAACATACTCAGCAACTCGTGTTGACCCAGAGGTTGCAGAACCTACTGGTGAGTATGACTTGCGTGATACAGTAGACTTTAGGCCACGTGTTGCAGATGCTACGACAACAACTCAAACTCTACAGAACCAAACAGTTTATAGAGTGACTTCATACTCATTTAATATTGAGTCACGTTCTTTTGCTGGAACTGGTTCATCAACAATATCAATTCCAAAAGATAACTCAAACTTTATCTACGACTTTGATTTCTATGTTGGTAGAAAAGATTCATTGTTTATTGCAGCAGATGGTAAGTTCAAGGTAGTTCGTGGTGCAGATTCAGAAGTTCCACAAACTCCAAAACCAATTGATGATGCAATGAAACTTGCAGATATTACTTTGCCTGCTTTCGTGATTGACATTTCTGATGTAACTTATAGTTCAGTCAATAATCGTAGATACACAATGCGTGACATTGGTAAACTAGAAGCTCGTATTGAGAATATGGAATACTACACTGCATTGAACCTTCTTGAGAAGGATGCAAAGTCTTTACAAATTCAAGACTCTGATGGATTCGACAGATTTAAATCTGGTTTCCTTGTAGATAATTTCGCTGGACATGCAACTGGTAATGTTAAACATCCAGACTATAGAAATGCTATAGACATGCAGAATGGTGAACTTCGTCCAAAATACTTTATGAAGGGTGTTACTCTTGCAGAAGAAAATGTAACTGATGCTGATAGAACTAATGACCAGTATGCAAAAACTGGTGACGTTATTACTCTTCCTTATACACACAAAGTTGCGGTGGAACAACCATATGCAACTCGTATTGAAAACCTAAACCCTGTACTTTCATTTGCATGGGCAGGCATCTGTAGATTATCTCCATCTGGTGATGAGTGGTTTGAAACTACTCGACTTCCAGATTTGATTGTTAATAGAGAAGGTAACTTTGATACTGTTATGGCACAGAATGCAAACGCATTAGGTACAGTATGGAATGCATGGCAAACTCAGTGGAGTGGTGTAACAACATCTACTTCAAATACTTGGAGAGACCATTCATTCGGTTCTGCTGCATCTCGTTCAGTCCCAGGCCGTGCGGTTATTAGAACAACAACTGAAACTGAAACTGGAACACGTTCTAGAAGAGGTGTTAACACAACGGTTGTTGCTCAAATCGACACAGAGTCACAGGGTGATAGAGTTGTATCTCGTGCATTGATTCCCTTTATTCGTGCAAGAAATATTACATTCACTGTTACAGGAATGAAACCTCTTACAAAAGTTTATCCGTTCTTTGACAAATCAAATGTTGCTGCATTGGTAACACCGTCTGGTGGAAGTGCTGGTGGAAACTTAATTACGTCTGCCGCTGGTAAGATTGAAGGTACATTCGCAATTCCAGATCCAAATGTTCAAGGAAACTCTCGTTTCAGAACTGGTGATAGAGTATTCAGATTGACTTCATCTACAGTAAATGCTATTGCACCAGAACCAGAAACTTTTGCACAAGCAATTTATTCTGCAACTGGTATTCTTAGTACTATTCAAGAAACTATTATTGCAACTCGTAACGCAAGAGTTGAAGTTCGTAACGTATCACAATCAGAAGCAACTAGTAGAACAGACACAAGAACCGCAGTTGTTGGTTGGTGGGATCCGCTTGCACAATCCTTTATGCCACAGGCAGAAGGTGGTGAGTATATTACTAAAGTTGATACTTTCTTCCAAGGTAAAGATGCTACACTTCCAGTTACAATTCAAATTCGTGAAATGGATAATGGTTATCCTACAACTAAAGTATTACCATTCGGTTCTAAGACACTTGAGCCTTCAGAGGTATCTATCTCAGATGACGCTTCGGTTGCAACCACAGTGGTATTTGATGAACCTGTCTATGTAAAAGATGGGGTTGAATATTGTATCGTCTTGTTCACAGATTCACAAAAATACTTTGCATGGATTTCACGAATGGGTGAAACTGATGTGGGGGGTTCTCGTTTGGTTTCAGAACAACCATACCTTGGTGTTCTATTCAAATCACAGAACAATACTACATGGACTGCATATGACTTAGAGGATTTGAAGTTTACACTTTATCGTGCAACTTTTGATACATCTAAGACTGCGGCAGTAACTTTGGTTAATGATGTTCTTCCAGTTAAAACTCTAAAAGATAATCCTATTAGAACATTTTCTGGTGTAAATAAAGTTAAAGTTTCTCATCCAGACCATCACATGTATAATACATCTAACAATGTTACACTTGCTGGAGTATCTTCTGGTGTACAGACAACCTTGAATGGTTCTCTTGCAGCAGGTGGTTCTTCCCTAACTCTTGCAACGGATACAGGATTCCCTAATAGTGGAACTTGTTTCGTGAAGATTGGTAGTGAGGTTATATCTGGAACAATTTCTGGAACAACTATTTCTTCTCTAACTCGTGGAGTTGAGGGTACAGATGTACTTCATGCAGATGCTTCAACAGTAGAATTGTATATGTTGAGTGGTATTCCTCTTACTGAAATTAACAAGACACATGTTGCATTAAACGATATTCAAATTGATACTTATACAATTGCAACGACTGCTACTGCAACTGGAAATATTACAGGCGGTGGTAAAGTTGTTACTGCAACAGAGAATGCATTGATTGATACTATGCAAACTCTTGTACCAGTGATTGAACATCCAAATACATCAATTTCTTCTAAGACAAGAACTACATCTGGTACATCTCCAAGTGGTGCTCAACAGTCTTTCGTAAAACAAACTCTGTCACAAGCAGACCAAATTCCGATTACTGATAACTACTACTTTGAAGACCCTAAGATTATTTGTTCTCAAGTTAATGAGACTAATGAATTGTCTGGTAACAAATCATTTGAACTTATCTTTACGATGACTTCATCTGTTGAAAACCTATCTCCAATCATTGATTTGGATAGAAAGACTCTTGTTACAGTAGCAAATAGATTAGATAATATAGATACAAGTTCTGATGTTTATCCTATTGCAGACTATGTTTCTCCAACAGAACCAGAAGGTGATTCTGGTGAAGTGGTTTACATAACTCGTAAGGCACAACTTAAATCTCCTGCCACATCACTAAAAGTATTTGTTGATGCAGTTAAGTTTGACAGTGCAGAAATTCAATTGATGTACAAGATACTACGTTCAGACGATGCATCTGACTTTGATGAAATTGGTTGGACATACTTTAATACTAATGGTGCGCCAGACAGTAACGTAAACTCTTCAGTTGATTTCGATGACTTTATAGAAAGAGAATACTCTGCAAACAACTTACCAGAGTTTATATCCTTTGCAATTAAAATTAGAATGCAAGGAACGAACTGTGCAGAACCACCTCGTATGAAAGACTTGCGAGCAATCGCATTGGCGACATAAAATGACAGATTATTTAAGAGTTAAAGAACATCCAGACCTTGCCCGTGATACGGTTTCGGGAGCAATTGTCAATACTAATATGGCAGCTTACGAAGCAGCAGTAACTCGTTCAAGAAATGCGAAAGCATCAAAAGATGAACTTAGGAGTGCAGTGAGAGACATAAATAATCTAAAGTGCGAGATGCACGAAATTAAAAATCTCTTATTGCAATTAGTGGATAAAAAATAATGGCAGATAGAAACGCACCAGCAAGTTTTACTTTTGAAGATTGGAGAGTTGAGTTTAATCAACTTGCTACTGACATTGGTGATATTGCAAACTTACCATCAACTGTTAACGGTGTTTCAGTAACAGATACCATTGAAGCAATTAAAGAATTGCAAAATGGACTTGCGACTGTTCTACTACCAAATGTAATTGACTCTGAAGATTCGACAAGTGCATCTACTTATCGTATTAAGATGGGTACTGACGATGATTTAAATCTATACCATGATAATACAAACAGCGTAATTTCTCACGATGGAACAGGTGATTTAACTATTACCTCTACCAGTGATATTACTGCCAATGGTGTTACTGGAGTTAATCTTCAGTTCAATGGCAGCACGAAATTAGCGACAGATACTAACGGTGTTCAAGTTACTGGTAATCTTCATGCAAGTGGTAATATTACTGCTGATGGAAATATTACACTTTGTGATGGAGATACAGATAGTGTAACATTCAATGCAGACCTAACATCTAATATTGTTCCGAATGCAACAAACACCTATGACTTAGGTGCAAATGGCAAAGAGTGGAGAAATATTTATTTGAGCGGTGCATTGATAGACGAAAACGGAATCAGTATGTCTCATCCCCCAACTGGTGGTGTAATGGCGACTGAAGGATTTTCCATTGCAATTGGTGTTGCACTTGGTTAATCGTTATAAATAAGAGTATATAAACAAAGGAAGAAGTTAGAATGGCAAACAATTTTAAAAACGCATTTGCGACAAGTGTTTCTACTAGTAGTGGTTCGCCAACTACTGTCTACACTGCAAACAATGGTACTGCCGTTAACTCAATTCTGATTGAACTTGACGTTGCAAATACAGGATCATCTGCTGTACAGATTACTGTTCAGATTTATGACAGTTCAGCAAGTACATCATATCACATTGTGAAAAACGCACCCATCCCATCGGGCGGTGCTTTGAAAGTGGTATCGGGTCAGAAGGTTGTATTAAACGGTGACGATCAAGTGAGAGTATATGCATCTGCATCATCTGTTGATGTAGTTTGTTCAATTCTTGAAGATGTTGCATAAGGGGTAAATACTAATGTCAAGTTACTTGGGCGTACCATTTATTAATCAAGTCTCTACAAGTTTTCCAAAGGAAGATTTTGTAGCAGCGAACTTCGGAAGTATAACGGTTGGTTCAACAACTTATGCTGCTGCTGTTGAGTTAAGCATTGATGTTCCAGGCGGTGAGTCTAGTAACATTGAGGTAGTATTAGATAACATCCGTCAAGAACCAGATACCGCTTATACGGTTCACGAAAATTCAAGTTCACAACCCAAAGTTTTAAACTTCTCAGAGACAGTACCAAGTGGTGCAGTCATCTACGTTATTCATAAAGGTGTTGGGCCCTATAATATGAAACCACCTGCTGGTTCTATTACGGCAGTTGAATTATCAGATACTTTGAAGTCTTGGACTACAGACTCATTTACTGGTAACGGTTCTACAACAGCATTCACTCTTACTGAGACACCTCCAAATGCAAACTCTCTACTTGTTATAGTAGATGGTATTATTCAAAAAGTTTCAACTAACTATACACTTGCAACTAATGTAATTACTTTTACCTCTGCTCCAGATACAAGTGCAGAAATTGAAGTTAAACATATGGGCATTCGTTCTCATGTTCGTAGAGGCCCAGATTATCAAATCGACTTATTCACTGGAGATGGTTCAGATACAACTTTTACTTTAAACAATTCTGGGGTTTCAACAAACAACGCATTTGTTTTCTATAATGGTATTTGTTTGAAACCAACAGTGGACTACGCAATTAATACAAGTACAGGAGTTGTTACGTTTACATTTGCTCCTGCTAACGCTTCAGAAATAATGGTGAGGTATCAACTCTAATGGCAAGTAAATCAAAAATTATAGCAGAATTATTTGAAGCTGATGGTGACATTGTTGCATCTGCATTGGACAATGTTGTAGTAACACCTACAGCGGTTTCAGACCAAGACAACACATCAACTGGACAATTTACACTTCCTTCTGGAACTACAGCACAAAGACCAGTAACAGCGTATACTGGTGCTCAAAGATTCAATACTGAGTTGGGTGTGATGGAATATTATGATGGTTCTATATGGAAAAAGATTTCGGCAGAACTTGCAACTCTTGATTCTGTTTCTGGAAATATTTATGCTGGTGTAGTTGGTTCTGATTTAACACTTACTGGAACTGGTTTTCTTACAGATAATATTACAGTAAACTTTACACAATCCTCTGATGGTATTGATGAAGATGTTACAGGAACATCTACTAGTGAC